GTTGAGTTAATTGCGTTAGGAACTTCCCAACCAAGTCTCATTACACAACGAAGCGCTACGCAGTCTTGCTGTGCAAGGTTCAAAATAATGTTGTTGCTACTGTCTGTTAATACAGTTTGGTCAAGGAGTTTAAATGTAATGTCTTGACGGATTGCATACACACCTTGCTTGAAATCACCAACGATGAATTTTGCAAGTGTGCTATCCCATGCGCCATTAGCCATAAACATTCTGTTCATAGCAACTACTTCGTTAGCGCTGTCTAGTGGTTGACCTGTTGTGTCAAGTAAACCTTCACGGAACGCTTGCTTCAAACCAACTCCACCAAGAATACCATCTGGGTTAAAACCACTTGTTTCAACTTTAGCCATTGCTTGTGAAATTTGTGTGTATAGGTTGTTTGTGCTTGGAGCAATATTTGCACCTGCGTTGATAATTGATGGCACTAGACCTTCTCTCCAACTTGCTGGCTTGTCTTTACCCAAGAAAATTGCTTCATCAATCTTTTTACCAAAAGCCTCTACAATTCTTGGTTCAATTTGTGCCCAGATGTCGTATTCACTGTCAGCCAAAACTGCTTCTGGAATTGGAACAATTACTGCCAACTCTTCTGCAGTTATGAACTTGTTTCTCCACATAAGTTCTGTTGTTTGTTTTAAACCTGTGTCGCCATTAACCCAAAAACCCTCTGGAAGCATACCAAGAACTGGCATTCTTGCTTGCTTAGTGGTCATGTTTGGCAACTTTGTCAAAGCACTTAATGCACTAGAACTATTAATAACACCTTCAATAATTTCGTTTACAATAGTTTGTGTTGGAATAAGCGCATCTGCTTTGTTTCGTGTAATCACATTGTTGTATGCCATTACTCTTCACCTCTTATCCATTTATTTATTGTTTCGCTACTGCTTTTCGGTGCAGTGCTACCGTTTTGCAAGTCAACAAACGTTCCCTTGCTTGCGTTTAAGTATTGTGAATTGTTTTTTAAAAATTCACTCAACGCTTTTTGGAAGTCCTTTTTCCCTCTCTCACTTGCACTCACTTTTGAATACACAAACTCAGCAAACCTGTTATCTACATTTGCATTCTTTATAAGCCCCATCTTTGTTTCTAAATCCTGCTTCTTAAGCAAGTCATTATATTTAGTGCTAACACTGTTATACTCTGCCTTTAGCGAGGCGTATTGCTTATCGTTACCCTCATTAGTCGCTAGATTAGTCTTATATTTCTCTAAACGTTTAACCTGCTTGTCATATTTGTCTTTTACTACATACTTCCCACTTTTTAAATTCGCAAGTCGTATCTTGTCTCCAGCCCCTGCAAGTTTTTTCTCGAATTGCTCATAAGTTAATGAGCCATCACCAAATAGTGTTTTAAGTTCTTCCATAGTTTTACTCCTTATTTTGATTTAAACGAGCGTCTTCCACCACTCTCTAGAAGCGTGCGCTTTTAAACGACTTACACCTGTCAACTTTCAGTTTATCACTTTTATTTTTTTTTAGCAACTAAAATAGCACTAAATTTGTGTCCGCCAGTTGTAATATTTCAAATCATTCTTTTCACAGAACTGCTTTAACTTACTTGTCGCATTTCTCACGCCCATATTATACTTCTTCGCTTTCTCCAAATCCCCAGCCTCTTGCCATACCGCTCTCGCATTCTTTAATTTGCGAATACTTCTCTCGAAGCCACGCTGTTGCTGGCTAAGTGCATACTGCTTTTTTACTTCTTCTTGGTCATACTGATTATATGCGCTATCCCCTGTGTAGTTCATCTTAAACTGGTGGTAGCAATTAATACCACATATCCCAAGCAATTCCCCATATCCGCACGTGCTTTCAAATTCTTCATAGCCCGCAACTGGCTCACCGTTTCTCGAATAAAACACTTTGCCTTGCCAACTAGAATGGTCTTCGTATGGGTATTTCATATACTTGTTCCACGTCCTCGCTGTTGGGTGCGAACTTGTCTCAATAAACTCCGCACTAGACTGATTAAAGTTTTCCATGTTGATTTTAGCATTTGCTTGGTTTACCTCATACATAACATCTCGCCTTATTATGTTCTCCAAAGAATATGCCTTAGGTGCTCCACCTCGCATACCCTCATAGATTGTAACACCCTTGCCCGCAAGCCTAGTAAACACCCTATTCAAATTCCGTTTGTTTTGCCCCATATTTGTTGATATATAGTCCGCCGTGTATTCATTCACTACATTATTCGCTATTCGCTTGTTTAGGCTGTTTAAAATGCCTACCCCTACAACTAACATTGGAGCAATTAAATAGTTAGCCCCTTTGTTGTTTACCGCTTCGTTATCCGTCTCTTTTTCATGACCATCAAAATCACGCACCCCTTCTTTAACTGCTTTCTTTTTTACGTCAGCCATAGTTATCGCCAACACCTTTTGCGTGCGTTCATCATAAGTAGAAATCTTTTGTTGCACTTTTGCGAATACTTCGTTAGGCGGAGTGCCCCTTTTTAATTCTCGCACCATTATAGCCAAAAGTTCTTGCTCAATGTCGCCATACATCTCAATCAACTCTCTAGGCATCTCATTACTTAAATAGTTATAAGTGCGCATTGCTCACCTCCACTACTCTTCACTAAAGAAATTTCCCATCATTGTTTGCTTTTCTGCATCAATTTCGTCAATCTTAGCCCTAGCAGTCGCCTCGTCTTCGTTATACCACTTCATACGATATTCAACCCTGCTCATAACACCAGTAGCCACATCTTGCCTGTCGTTCAACATCTCAGTCTGTTTGTCTTCAATTATACTGTCATCAAACTTAACTTCCAAATTAGCATTTAAGTCAAACTTGTAATCGCTAGTTATAAATGTGTTGTGTATATACATTAAAGCCTTGCACATATCAATTAGCACATCATTTAATAGAATCTCATGCTTTTTAATTGTTCTAAACATCTCACTATTTTGACTAATAACCTGCGTTGCTGTCGCTATTCCGCTTTCATCAAATCTGTAGTGGTTCTCTCCAAAACCTGTTTTAGCACTCAGCAAATTAAGAGCATTGTTTATTCCAGCAAAATAACTATCCGTTCTTAGTGCTGGGTTGTAAAACTCCACTGGCTTGTTTGGTTCTGCGCCATCTACTCCACCAGTCCAATAAAAACCATCATCGTTTACATCAAATACATAATGCTCTCCGCTTTCGTCAATTCTAACAAGCCTTCTATCAATAAATATTTTCGCTCTTCCTAAACGCATCTCGTTACAAAATCCGTCATACGCTAGGTCTACACCCTGCATACTATCTATTGCGTTCGCAAATATACTAATACCCATTGGCGAGTTAACATCTATATTGTTCGCTATGTTTGGCTTTACCATTTGAAACCATGCTATTTTATCCTTTGTATCAAACCATTCATCGCTTACTTTTTCCCCAATAGATGTGTCTGTTATTGTTTTCTTTTGATAATGTATTGTTCTTATATGATAATTGCCATTTGCATCATACAAAAATTTTTCGTCCGCTTGCAATGCGCCTTTTACGTGAACTTGAATAACCGTGTTTAATCCAGATACATTTACAAACGCACACTCGGTTATTTTATCTTGCTCTATACTTAGCGGATATATTTTTGTAGCATTAACAAATTGTAAGCATTTTTTGTTGTTTTCATCAAACCCCTCAACAAACGCTCCGTTTCCAAGCCCAAAAGATAACTCTATTCCTTGATTACCTTTTACCCAGAAATTTACTTCTTGCAACATCTCTTCAAGTTTTTCCTGTTGCACATCATCTCCGTAAACTATGTCTGTCTTTTCATTTAATAACAAGTTAGCCCAATCTTCTGGCACTTTTTTCCCCATGTTCAAAGTTTTGCGCCTACACATTACATCTTTTACACCATTATAAACATCGTAAGTGTGAAAGTCTTTCACGTTCCCTGTATACCACTGCAACCACTTATTTGTTTGGCTTGGTAATGGTATAACTTGCCTTCCTGTTATGCCATCAATTAAATTAACTAATACATCTGTATTTGTATCCATTTTAACCTCCGTTATTTGTAATTCCATTTTAATGCGTGAAGATGTGGCTCTATACCATATTCTAAAGCATCAAGTGAATCCACATCGAACGAAAAGTCATCCAACCTTTCATCTTCGTGCCCTTCCTTGTTATTATACACCGCCTCACTCAACGCCTTGATTGTTGGCTCGCACCACTCACACACAAAAAACCTACCTTGGCTCATAAGTGATAACTCCATTCGTATCCGCTCATTGATTGCATTCTTAATAGAGTTGTTTACCCCAAACCTTAGTCCTCTCTTGTATATCATACTCCGTATGCCTCCAATCAACGTTTGTTCTGCACTATCACAATAGATATTTCCACCCTTGCCATACTTATTATACACTTTTTCTAAAAACA